CTTTCTTATGCACTTTATCTAACACTCAAAATGTTTCGTCTGAAAAATTTAAAGTGTAATCAACGGGTTAGGAGTAATTTAATGTTACCCCTACCAGATAACCTCTTATCGGCTATTTTTCTTCAGATCTTTTCAGAACTGAAAAAGAAAAACCTGTCAGAGTCCCAGTTGATTAAGTGCATAAAGAATTCTCTTTGTCTCTTGGTTTCCAAATCGTTGGATCAGAATGAACTACCCCAAGGAGACTCGATTACTCTCTTCCCTCCAGATATCTGGAAGGAAGTGAGATCATTCTTGTCTCCTGAAGGATTGGTTCGATTCTGTTTCTCCTGTCTACAATCGAAGGTGTTATGTGAAGAAGTACCAGAGGATTTCATCCTTGATACTCTGATCAAACACCGTGATCAACTTTCATCTCCACATCGTGGGATCTCTCCTGAAGTTCTAAATAAACTTAAGGAGAGAGGCCGTGAGTTCGGGATGAGAGTCGCGAGATACTACCAATATGATCGTGGGTTCTTTCCCACGAACAAGGCCACTTTTTCCTTTCCTCGTAACAGGGGAGGGGTAAAGGGTGACCTGGTCTACAATGATCACCTTGTGGATCTTCCCTCTGGGGAAGATCCTGATGATCGTGTAGAACCTTTTGTGATAGGTCTCTTCGGTCAGCCTGGAAAGGGAAAAAGCTCAGTACTGTCTAGATTTTTGGCAGTATTGAGTTGTCTCTTTCCAGGTGTAAAAGGAAAAGATTTGGTTTACCAGAGAACTTGCCACGTCGACCATTGGGATGGCTACAATGGACAACCGATTACTATCTTTGATGATCTAGGTCAATCAACAGAAGGTAATGATGTTAAGGAATTCCAAACCTTAGTATCATGCTGTCCTTATGTCCTTCCAATGGCAGATCTCCGTGAAAAAGGAATGAAGTTTTCCTCCTCAATTCTTATTACTACTTCCAACATGAGGTATAATCAAGATCTGAACCAAGTCTATAAAAAGAACGGTTCGCCGATCATTGATCAGACCTCATTTTGGAGAAGATTCCACTATCCGATTACGGTCGAGGACTCCGGTGTTTATACACTTAAGGAGAAACCTGACTTTACTCGTCGTGGATCTTCCCAACTTGAACGATCAAATTATGACGCTCAAGTTAGTGATAGTAATTATTTGACCTTTCCGTCAGCGATGACGGATCGGTTGAGGACAGGAACCTTCCTAGATCACTGGAAGTCTATCGATGTGGTGAGTTCGAAAGAGCTCCTCCTGGAATACTCCAGGAGGAAGCTATGGCATGAGAATATCCGTAGGAATTGGGTCCAGAAGACCCTAAACCGAGAAGAGAAGGGGGAATCTTTGATTCCCTTACTTCGATCATCGGGCCTCCCCACTTCCATCCTGAAAGGGATAGAAGAGGGAGGGGTTTCGAGAAAAGGTTTATCCTTTTCTGCATTTCCACCACCTGGACCGTTACCGGTCCGAGTGGTTCCGATTGTTGAACCTTTAAAGGTCCGGACAATCACTGCAGGAATTGGACAAACTTTTTGTTTGAAACCCCTTCAGAGGGCCATGTGGGAAGCCATGGGTGAAGAAAAACAATTTATCTTAACTCATGGTACGAATAATCTAAATACCGCTGTGAAGCGGTTATTTGATGACTCGGCTCCCAACTCAGTTTGGATTTCTGGAGACTATTCTGCTGCGACGGATTCATTTTCGATAGAGGCTTCAAAAGCCCTTTTACAAGGGATTTTGGAATCTATTAATCATGAACCGACAAAGCGGTGGGCGATGAAAGAGATTTCTCCTCATCTTCTTGTCTATCCTGGATCATCGGGTCTTAACCCGGTACTTCAGAAAAGTGGACAATTGATGGGAAGTCTCTTGTCATTCCCTCTGCTTTGTCTCTTGAACGATTGCACTGCTCGATTCAGTGGTCTATCCCCTGATCAATATTTGATCAATGGGGATGATATTCTGATTCGGGCACCGAAGGTGTTCTATTCCAAATGGAAAGATCAGGTCGATAAATTCGGCCTCGAACTTTCTCTAGGAAAGAACTACGTACATCCTCATTTTGGTACTGTGAACTCACAGTTGATCCATCATGGAGATGTCGTTTCCTCTGGAAAGCAACGTGTTCTAGACCGTCGCTCGGAAATTCTCGGTGAATGCCTTAGGGATTTAGAATTACACATGACAGAGACTCCATCTATGGAGGTTCAGGAGCTTTTCAAATCCGTGAATAGGATGAAACTATCTCGGACTGTTAGGGACATTTCTGTCCCCGTCAGTCACGGTGGTTTATCCTTTTCATGGGGAAAAGAAGCCCTGACCAAGAAATCTAAGAGAACACAAATTTTGTGTTATCTCCATGATCTCTTCCAAAAGATGAAGCCTATGTCCGGCTGTCTTTCTATTCCCTATCTTTCGACAAAAGAGAAAACTATAGCTGAAGTTTGTGAACAAGAAAGGTCTTTTAATGAAGCCGTGGATTCCAAGGAGTACCATGAAGATTTTCTTAACGTAACAGATATCTGTCTCGTTCAGAAAAGATGCATGACTCATCCCAAATTGAGGGATACCCTTTTGGGTCAGGACATACGAACTCTTCCAAGCCTTTCATTTGTTCACACCTACCAGATTCCTTGTTCAGATCACAAGATTAAGAAAGACCTCCAAAAAGAGGTCGATTCTTTATTTCTTGAACGATTTTTTCAAGGAGGACAGGACTTCAGCTATGAAGTTTTTAGAGAAGAATTTCTTCGAAGAATGTCGAATTTGCCAAGTGCTCAGACCACTACTAAACATATTGTTGAGTTAATGGACCTGAACATTAAGGAAGATTTCC